AGAATCTTATAAGTCAAATATATTAAATAGTTCAAATGGTTATAGTTCAAGTAATCACGTTTACAGAGATTTTAATGTAGTAGGAAAAGAATCAATAACATTAAGTAGTGGGTTTTTAAGTGAGGAATACAACGAAGTGTTTAAACAGATGATGCTATCTGAAAAGGTATGGGTTACCAATGTAGTTAATAGTGTAGAACAAGTATTACCGATTAACGTTAAGACATCTAACATTACATATAAGACATCTTTAAATGATAAGTTAGTAGAGTACACATTTGACTTTGATAATTCATTTAATGTAATAAACGACATTCGATAAATGCAGAAAATACAATTATACATAGAGGGAGAAAGGGTTGATATGTTTGAAGATGAAAGCGTTGTTATTACTCAAACAATAAAGAACGTAAAAGATATTGATAAGGTATTTACTGACTTTACAAGTACATTTACTTTACCAGCGAGTAAGACAAATAATAAAATCTTTAAACACTATTATAATTTTGATATAGAAGATGGTTTTGATGCAAGGGTAAGAAAACCAGCAAACATAGAATTAAATACTTTACCTTTTACAGATGGTAGAGTAAAATTAGAGGGTGTTGATTTAAAGGATAATAAACCACATACTTATAAGATTACATTCTTTGGTAGTACAGTTACATTAAAAGACTTGTTAGGAGATGATACATTGTCTGCTTTATCAAGTTTAACATCTTTAAATAAAACATACGATGCTACAAGTATATATAATTCTTTAAGGGATGATCCAACAAGTGAAGATATTATTGTACCATTAATTACACACACACAAAGACTAACATATAATTCTCATAGTTCAGCAAATGAATCTGGGAATGTAGCTTATGATAGTGGGTACATTAAGGGAGTTTTATATTCTGAATTAAAATACGCAATTAGATTACATTCTATTATTCAAGCGATAGAAACCAAATATCCAAGTATTTCATTTAGTAATGATTTTTTTAATACTAATAACGTTCCTTACTATAATCTTTTTATGTGGTTACATAGAAAGAAAGGAGATGTTGAAAATTTAAGTGGAGAAAATGAATCTTTGATAGATAATTTTACTGATGGGAGTGATATTCTTACTGCTTCTACAATGTCAAACAATGCTTTATCTTTATATTTCTATACACCCCCAACATCGGTGTTAGAATATACGCAGATAAATCTAAAAAGTACTACATCAAACACAAATCCATATAGAATATCTATTAGAAAAAATGGTATTGAGGTTGTAAATAGTGGAGATATTACATCTGGTGTTGAAGTTATAACAAGTGTTCCTTCTATTGATATAGAACAAGATGCAGAATATACTGCTTATATTGAATCTGATTTTGATATTACTTTTTCTAATATTACTTTTCAAGTATATAAATACAATAATACTAATATCCCAGCACCCCCAACTATATATTCAAAAAGTTATTCAATAACTAATTATCAATATACAAGTTCTTTTAAGTTTGATATTACACAACAAATACCAAATATAAAAGTAATTGATTTTTTAAGTGGTTTATTTAAGATGTTTAATTTAACTGCATACATTGACCAAATTACAAATAAAATTGTTGTAAAGACATTAGATAGTTTTTATAGTGGTGGTTCTTCTTATGACATAACTAAATATGTAGATGTTAGTAAAAGTCAAGTAAATATAGCTTTACCATATAGAGAAATAAATTTTGAACACGAAGATACTAAAACATTTTTATCTGCATTTCATAAACAAAAATTTGGTAAAACTTGGGGAAAATCAGAATACACTGGTTCAGAGAAATTAGATGGTAGTATTTACAATGTTAAAACACCTTTTTCACAAATGAAGTATGAAAGGTTGATTGATGAACTTGCTAATGGAGATGGTGTAACTACTGTTCAATGGGGGTGGTCTGTTGATGATAATAAAGAATCTTATCTCGGCAAACCTTTATTGTTTTATCCAATAAGAATAACAAACGGAAATAATATTGCTTTTTTAAACTCTCCGAACAGTCAAACTGGAACAACAACCTATAACATTCCATCAAATAGTGTTGCTTTATCTTCTTCGACAAGTACTTATAATATGAATTTTAATGCAGAGCCAAACGAATGGGGTGCATTAGAAGTTCCTATTGATAATGGTTTTACTAATACGTTATTCCAAGCATATTATAGCAATTATATTACAAGCGTATTTAATCCTATAAACAGAATAACAAAAGTAAGTGCTTATTTACCTTTAAGAATATTACTTAATTATACGTTAGCAGATAGGTTTGTAATAGGTGGAAACAGTTACAAGATAAACTCAATAAAAACTAATTTAAAAAATGGTAAATCTGATATAGAATTACTGAACGATCTATGATAGAAAATATATTAGAATTATTAAAATACGCAAACGGAGAAACCGAGAATATAAGGATCGCACAAGGAAAGAATAAACTACCTATTACATTAAAGGATGGATATAAGGTACTAAAACAAGAAATCAAATGGCAGAGAAAGTAACGATTGAATTAGAAGCTAAAACTGGTAAAGCAGAGGCTAATATACAAGATGTTGTTAATTCAGTAGATAATTTAAACAAATCATTTGTAGAGGCTAATGAATCAAATAAAAAATCTTTAAAGAGTTTAACTAAAGGAACAAAGGTTTTAGCTAAAGGATTTAAAGGTGTAGGTCTTGCTTTAAAGGGTGCAGGATTAGGCATTATATTAAAAGTAGTAGATAAGCTTTCAGAAGCTTTAATGAGAAACCAACAAGTAGCTGATACTGTTGAAACTGTTTTTACTGCAATAGGAATTGTTTTTAAACAAATTAGTGATGTACTAATAGATGTATTTAAAAGCGTTTCAGAAACTACTGGTGGTTTTGATGCGTTACAAAAAGTTTTAGGTGGTGCGTTATCTATTTCTATAAATCTTGTTGTAGGTGCTATTCAAGGAATGATGCTTGGTGTTCAGAAAGCACAATTAGCTTGGGAACAATCATTTTTAGGTGATGGCGATCCTAAGGAGTTAAAAAGATTAAATTTAGCTATTACAGAAACACAAGGAAAGTTACTTGAAACTGGGGATCGAATAAAAAAAGCAGGTGGGGATATAGCTGATAATTTTGTTGAGGCAGTAGGAGAAGTCGGTACTTTAGCAGAGGGTGTAGCAGTAGGTGTTTCAGATGCTATTAATGAGATAGATGTAAAATCTGCTTTAAGCCAAGCAAAGAGAGTTGTTCAAAATAAAAAGAATTATGGTTTATTAGAATCTCAAAGCCAAAGGTTAGTTGAGCAATATGATCTCGAAGCGGAAACACAAAGACAAATAAGGGATGACGATAGGAAAAGTATATCTGAAAGGATAGAAGCAAATAACGAATTACTTAATGTTTTAAATAAACAAGCAAGTGAGGAAAAGAAAGCTATTGACGCACGTATCAGTGCTTTAAACGAGCAAGTAAAATTAGAGGGAGAAAGTAATGAATTAACAAAAGAACTTTTTGACTTAAATACAGAATTGATTGCTATTGACGCAAAAGTCGCTGGGTTTAAATCAGAACAATTAACCAATCAAGCTTCTTTACAGAAAGAAAACGTTGAATTAACAAACGCACAAAAAGAAAGCGAGAATCAATTATCAATAGAAAGAAAAAGGTTTAATGCAGAACTAATAGAGGATGAGTTAAAAAAGATAGAGGAATTAGATTCGATTGATGCCATAGAACAAGAGAAAGAGAGAGCAAGACTACAAGCAGTTATTGATAACACAAATGAGGGAACACAAGCTAAGGTAGATGCACAAATAGCTTTAGATCAATTTACTGAACAGTCAAGGCAAACAAATATAGAAAGAGATAACCAAAAAGCTAAAATAGAAGAATTAAGAACTAAACAAAAATTAGCAGATGCTAAAGGTACTTTTGATCAGATAGCAAATTTGGCTGGTAAGGATAGTAAGGTAGGAAAAGCTATGGCAATAGCGAGTGCTACTATTAGTGGTGTAGAGGGTGTTCAAAACGCTTATTCTACTGCACAGAAATCTCCAATTACTGCTTTTTTCCCAGGTTATCCTATTGTTCAAGCAGGTTTGGCAGGAGCAGTAGCTTTAAAAAATATACAAGCAATAAAAAGTGTAAAAGCAGAAGGGACTACTGCAAGCACTGTACCAACTCCATCAAGTGGTGGAGGTGTACCATCAGCACCATCGCAACCTCCTGCGTTTAACGTAGTAGGTGCAAGTGATACTAATCAGTTAGCGACTGCAATAGGTAGTCAGCAACAAAAACCAGTTCAAGCGTATGTAGTTTCTAACGATATTACAACTGCACAAGAAATGGATAGAAACATTATAGACGGAGCATCTATTTAAAATATACAAAATAAAAAAAATATAACTATATATAAATATGAATATAATTGAGTTAGTATTAGATGAGGAAAATAATGAAATAGGAATCGAAGCAATTAGCGTTGTAGAGAATCCTGCTATTGAAGAAGATTTTATTGCCTTAAATAGTAACATTATAGAATTAGCAGAAGCAGACAAAGAAAAGAAATTACTTGTAGGTGCTTTATTAATACCAAACAAGCCTATATATAGAAGAAGTGGAGACGAGGAGTATTATATATACTTTTCAAAAGATACTGTTGTAAAGGCATCTCAAATGTATTTACAGAATGGTAATAAGAGTAAAGCCACTTTAGAACACGATCACGAAATTAATGGACTTACACTTGTAGAGAGTTGGATAGTTGAGGATGAAGTACACGATAAGTCAAGAAAGTTCGGTATGAATGTACCAGTAGGGACTTGGATGGGTTCTGTAAAGGTAAATAATGATGAGGTTTGGAATAACTTTGTAAAAACTGGAAAGGTAAAAGGATTTTCTATCGAGGGTTACTTTGCTGATAAAATGGAAAGACCAAAAGAACCGATCAAAGATATACAACAAGAGTTAAGTCAAATACAAGAAGAGGAAGCAGAGTTTATGTTATCTCAAATCAAAGCTATTATTAAGAGTGATAAACGACTTAAAAAAGGTAAGAGAACAGAGATGGAAAGTTTTTCTGACTATCCTCAGTCTGTAAGTAACAATGCTAAAAGAGGTATTGAACTAAACAAGAAAGTAAACAATAAGTGTGCAACACAAGTCGGTAAGGTAAGGGCTCAACAATTAGCCGATAGAAAACCAATAAGCATACAAACTATAAAGCGTATGTTCTCTTATTTAAGCAGAGCAGAGGAATATTATGATGGTGGAAACACAAAAGCTTGTGGTACAATATCATATTTATTATGGGGTGGTAAATCAGCAAAGAGTTGGGCTGAATCTAAAATAAAACAAGTAGAAGCAGGTAAAACCTCTAAAATCCCTTGTTGGGATGGTTATGAGCAAAAAGGATATAAAATAAAAGATGGAAAAAAAGTACCTAACTGTGTAAAAAAGAAATAGTGAATGAGAAATAAAGAGAATAAAATTCCAAGCAGTACAAGTCCAAGAGCAAGTAAGAGAGGTTGTTTATGTGAAAATAATACATACTCAAAAGAATGTTGTGATGGTAGCTTACAAGCACAAGGAATAGGTAAAACCTCAACGACAGTATAAACGAAAATACAAATTAATTTTTTTAATACTATATATTTATATGAAACCAAGTGAAATGTTAGATCAAGTAAAAACTTTCTTAGGAGTAGAAGTACAACTTGAACAAATGAAATTAGAAAACGGAGCTGTTTTAGAAGCAGAAAAATTTGAAAGTGATAATGAAGTCTTTATCGTAACAGAAGATGAAAAAGTTGCTTTACCAGTTGGAGATTATCTTTTAGAAGATGGTCAAACTTTAGTGATCGAAGAAGAGGGTATCATTAAAGAGATGAAATCTGAAGAGAAAGAGGAGAAAGAAGAAGAGGTTGAAGTAGAAGCAGAGGAAGAGGAAGAAGAAAAAGAAGAAATGGGTTACGCTACTAAAGAGGAACTTGAAGAGGTTAAATCTATGATTGATGAGATCAAAGCAATGTTAGAACCTAAAGAAGAAATGAGTGAAGAGCCTAAAGAAGAAGTAAAAGAGGAAGTAGAACTTTCAGAAGTTACTCAAGAGGTTGTAAGCGAAGCAGTAAATGAAATTCCAACTGAGGTTGCACAAGAATTATCTGAACCTGCTGTTGAACCAATTAACACAAACGCAGAGGTTTCTAAAACACAAGTAAAATTTAATATTGCATCTAAAAGAAAGATGACAACATTAGATAGAGTAATGAGTAAAATGAATAACTTTAATAACAAATAAATTAAATAAAAATGAGTGTATCTTTAACATCAACTTATGCAGGGGAATTTAGTGGTAAGTATATCGCTTCTGCATTATTATCTGCATCAACTTTAGATAGTGGTGCTATTTCAATTCTACCAAACGTAAAGTTCAAATCTGTTATCCAAAAGGGTGCAACTGATGACATCGTAAAAGATGCTTCTTGCGACTTTGTAACTAATCAAGGAACTTTAACTTTAACAGAAGCAGTTTTACAACCAGACGAGTTTCAAGTAAACCTACAATTATGTAAGAAAGATTTACATAACTCTTGGGAAGCTGAACAAATGGGTTATTCTGCTCACGATTCTTTAGCACCATCTTTTGCTGAATTTGTAATCGCTCACGTTGCTTCTAAAGTAGCTGACAAGACAGAGAAAAACATTTGGAGTGGAGCAACTGCAAACAGTGGAGAATTTGACGGATTTACTGCAAAATTAACTGCTGATGGAACTGTAATTGATGTAACTGGAACTACTGTAAATTCTGGAAACGTAATTGCTGAATTAGGAAAAGTAGTAGATGCTATCCCAACTGCGGTTTACGGACAAGAAGATTTAACTCTTTATGTTTCTTCAAACGTAGCAAGAGCATACGTAAGAGCATTAGGAGGATTTGCAAGTGGTATTGGAGCAAATGGTTCTGATAACAAAGGTACTCAATGGTACAACGGTGGAGAATTATCTTTTGATGGTATCAACATCTTTGTTGCAAAAGGATTAGCAGATGACACTATGGTTGCAGCACAAAAATCAAACTTATATTTCGGAACTGGTTTATTAAATGATCAAAACGAAGTTAAAGTAATTGATATGAGCGACATAGATGGATCACAAAATGTAAGAATTATAATGAGATTTACCGCAGGAGTACAGCACGTATTCGGTTCTGATATCGTTCTTTATTCATAATAATCAATTAATAATCATTAAAGAGGGTGGGTATGCTTAATGCACATCTACCCTTTTTTATTTAAAACAATAAAAATATATGGCTTGTGCAGTAACAAAAGGAAGAAGTTTACCTTGCAAAAGTTCAGTAGGTGGTCTTAAAAATGTTTACATTTTAGATTACTCTCCTGCTATTG